TGAAGGAGGCGCGCGCCGCCGCCTAGATCAACCCGAAGTTCAAGCGCAACGTCGATGCCTTGCTGGCGGTGCAGCCGCGCCCGCTGGGCCCGACCGACATCACGGTGCGCCTGGGCGCCAATTGGGTGCCGGCTTCCGACATCGCCGCCTTTGCGCGCGACGTGCTGGGCAACAGCATGGAGGTGGGCTACTCGCACCTGACCGGCACCTGGTCGATCAACCAGACCAGCCGCAACGTCAACGAGTGGGGCTTTAACAAGCTCGACGCCGGCGACATCCTCGACGCCGTGCTGAACTCCCGCCAGATCAAGATCACCTGGCGCGACCAGGATGGCAAAACCCATACCGATGTCGAGGCCACCGAAAAGGCCAACGACATCGCCGGCAAGATGCGCGAGCGCTTCCGCACCTGGGTCTGGACCGATCCGGCGCGCGCCGACCGGCTGGTGAAGTATTACAACGAGAATTTCAACAACATCGCCCCGCGCGCCTTCGACGGCTCGCACCTGACGCTGCCGGGCGTGTCGGCCCGTTTCAAGCTCTACCCGCACCAGAAGCGCGCCGTGTGGCGCGTCATCCAGCAGGGCGACGTGTACCTGGCGCATGCCGTGGGCGCCGGCAAGACCATGGAAATGATTGCCTCGGGCATGGAGGAGCGGCGCCTGGGGCTGGTCAAGAAGCCCATGTATGTGGTCCCGAACCACATGCTGGCGCAGTTCTCGCGCGAGTTCCTGGAACTGTACCCGGCGGCCAATATCATGGTGGCCGACGAGCACAATTTCCATTCGCACAACCGCAAGCGCTTCGTGGCGCAGGCGGCCTTGAACAACCCGGACGCCATCGTGATTACCCATTCGGCCTTCGGGCGCATCGCCATGAGCGACGCCTTTGCCGAGCAGTTCGTGCGCTACCAGATCGCGCAATGGGAAGACGCCCTGAAAGATGCCGAGGGCGACCGCGTCACCACCAAGCAGATCGAGCGCCGCATCGAGCAGCTCGAGCGCCGGCTGGAGGGCAAGCAGGGCAAGGAGAAGAAGGACCGCGTGCTGGATTTCGAGGAGTTGGGCGTGGACAAGCTCTACGTCGATGAATTCCACGAGTTCAGGAAGCTCGACTTCGCAACCAACCAGGGCAACGTCAAGGGCGTGGACCCGAACGGCAGCCAGCGCGCCATGGACCTGATGATGAAGGTCCAGTACCTGCGCGGCAAGAACCCGGGCAGGGCCCTGGTGGCCGCCTCCGGCACGCCGGTGACCAACACCATGGGCGAACTGTTCACCGCCCAGCGCTTCTTCCAGCCCGCGCAGATGAAGGAAGACGGGCTCGATTCCTTCGATGCCTGGTCGGCGCAGTATGGCGACATCGTCACCGGCTTTGAGCAGAACGCCGCCGGTGGCTACGAAATGGTGGCGCGCTTTGCCAAGTTCCAGAACGTGCCGGAACTGATGCGCCGCGTGCGCTCCTTCATGGACATCCTGACCTCGTCCAACCTGGGCGCGCTGGTCACCCGTCCCGATGTGGTGGGCGGCGGGCGGGAAGTGGTCGTGACGCCGGTTCCGGATGGCTACAAGGAATACCAGAAGACCCTGCAGGCCCGCATCCAGGCTATCAAGAACCGCAAGGGCCCACCGGCGAAGGGCCAGGACATCATCCTGAATGTCATCGGCGACGGGCGCTTCTCGGCCATCGACATGCGCTTTGTCGACCCGTCGGCGCCGTCGGACCCGAACTCCAAGCTCAACCTCTGGATCGACGCCATGATCCAGGCGTACCGCGATACGGCGGGCTTCGAATATGTGAACCGGGAAAGCGGCAAGTCCGACCCGGTCAAGGGTGCCTCCATCATCGGCTTTTCCGACATCGGCCTGGGCGAGGCATCGGCCGCCAACCGCGGCTTTGACATGCGCGGCTGGATCGAAAAGCGCATGACCGAGGCCGGCATCCCCATCGAGCACGTCGCCTTCATGCGCGACTTCAAGCAGCACGCCAAGAAAGAGCGGCTGTTTGCCGACATGCGCGAGGGCAAGAAGCGCATCCTGATCGGCGGCAAGGAGATGGAAACCGGCACCAATGTGCAAAAGCGCCTGACGCACCTGTTCCACCTGGACGCGCCCTGGTTCCCGGCATCGGTGGAGCAGCGCGAAGGGCGCATCATCCGCCAGGGCAACCAGAACAAGGAAGTCACGGTCAAAGCCTACGCCACCAAGGGCTCCTACGACTCCACCATGTGGGGCATGAACGCGCGCAAGGCACGCTTCATCGAGCAGGCCATGAACGGCGACGATACCGTGCGCTCGCTGGACGATGTCTCCGAAGCCTCGGCCTTCGAGATGGCCTCCGCGCTGGCTTCCGGCGACGAGCGCTATCTGCGCCTGGCCGGTCTGAAGGCGGACGTGGACAAGCTGGAGCGCTTGCGCAGCGCCCACTACGACGAGCAGAACAGCCTGCGCCGCAACAAGCATTGGGCCGAGGAAGGCATCAAGCGCAACCAGGCGCGCGCCGGCGAGATCGAGGAAGCCATCGCCCAGCGCACGCCGATCAAGGCCGGCGAGTTCTTGGCCAAGGTCGGCAACCGCCCCTTCGACAGCCGCGAGGAGTTCAGCCAGGCCCTGTTCGCCGAGGCCAAGACCCTGGGCGACAAGGAATTCGAGGGCGAAAAGGTTATCGGCGGCATCGGCGGCTTCGAGATCAAGTATGTGGGCCTGGTGTCCAAGGGCTCCGGCGCCTATGCCGCTGGCGTGCATGTGGAAGTGCCGGGCGACCATCCGGAACTGATCTCGCTGCCAATCGACCCGCAATTCGCGGTCAACGGCATCGCCACGCGCGCGGCCAACCAGGTCAATGGCCTGGACCGCGACCTGGCCGAGGCCAAGAAACTGGTGGAGGAAAACACCCGCAAGGCTGAGCAGATCGGCAAGCGGCTGGGGGCGCCCTTCCCGGAGGAAGCGCTGCTGCTGGAAAAGGTGGCAGACCTCAACGCGCTGCAGGAGGAGTTGGCCAAAGAAGGCGAGCAAGCCAATGCCGACGCGGCGGCGGCGACGGTGGAAACAGAAGGTCAGCCCGAGGAATCCGCCAGCGAGGAGCCCAAGGCATCAGTGGGCGAGGCGCCCGGTGACCTGAACGCGACCACCCTGCGCCAGTCCGTCACCCGTGGCGTGCTCGGCCCGGTCATCGCGCAGATGATCGAAGGCGGCCATATCGTGCTGCACGATACCGCATCAACGGTGCCGGGCGCCAAGCCGGGCGTGCAGGCACTCACCACGCGCGGCAACAAAATCCACCTGGTGGCCGATGCGCTGACCGCGAACAACGCCCGCGCCGTGCTGCTGCACGAAGCCTTCCACGCCGGCGCCGAGAAGCTGATCGGCACGCCAGCCTGGGAGAAGATGCTGGGCCGGCTCGATGCACTGTCGCGCCAGGGCCGGCAATCGGCAGGCCGTGCCGGTGAATTCTGGCAGGCGGCCAAGGCCCGCACGGAAGCTGCCCGCAAGGTGGGTGCTGTAGGTCAGGGCATGACGGCCGAGGAATTCGGCGCCTATGCGATCGAGGAATACGAAAGCGCGCCGGCCACCGTCCGCAAGTGGGTGGATGACCTGGTCGGCATGGTCAAGGCATGGCTCATGGCCAAGTTCGGCCGCCAGTTCGGCGACATCACCCCGGCGCAACTCTCCGCACTGGCCAAGCTCGCCATCCTGGATCGGGCCGCCGATGCGCGCGAGGAACTGTTTGGCCGGGCGGGGGAAGCCTTCTCTGCAGGCACGCCGACCATTGACGTGGATGGCGTGCGGCGGCCGGCGGTCAACAGCAAGGGGAAATGGCTGCATCCGACCGTGGCCGGTCAGCGCGCGTTCTGGCGCTGGTTTGGCGACTCGAAAGTGGTGGACGAGCAGGGCCGGCCGCTGGCGGTTTATCATGGCACCCGCGCCGACTTCGCTTCCTTCGACCGCGACGCAAAGGTGGCAAATCCGTGGCTGCTGGGCCACGACAACAAGAACGGCTTCTTCTTTACCGACAATCCCGGCACGCGAAGCGACAGCGGGCCATGGTCCGGCGCGGCGGGCTATGCTGGGGCGCAGCAACGCGAAGGTGAAACAGTGGCGGCAACCGGCGCGAACGTGATGCCGGTCTATTTGGCGCTCCAATCGCCCTACGAAATGACGGCAGCGCAGTACCGCGACCGCGCGGCGCGGCCCGACTTCAAGGATGAATTGGAAGCGCTCGGCTATGACGGTGTGCGGATCGGCGACGGTACGTTGATCGCCTTCTCGCCCGAGCAGATCAAATCGGCGACCGGCAACAATGGCGACTTCGACCCGACCAATCCCGACATCCGCTACTCGGTCAAAGCCGAATCCGCCGACAAGGCTGGAGAAGCCGCCAAGCCTGAAGACCGCGGTCTGACCCCGCCCGAGCAGAACCTGGGCCGCCGCCTGCAAGCCCAATTGCAGGACAACATGAACCGGGTGCGGCAGGTGCAGGACCGCATCATGAAGCTGGCCGGCCGTCCGGTATCGGAAGCGGCTGACTACTACGGCGCCGAAGCCAACCGCCCTGGCCGCATCGCCGCGAGGAAGGAAGACGCCGAGAAGAAGCTGTTCGCCCCGCTGATGGAAGACCTGGCCAAGGCCGGCAAGACCCGCGAGCAACTGGCCGAACTGCTGCACGCCATGCACGCCCAGGAGCGCAACGAGGCGATCGCACGAATCAACCCGGACATGCCCGACGGCGGCTCCGGCATGACCACCGCGGATGCGGCCAAGACGCTGGCCAAGTACAGCGGCGACACGGCGCTGCACAAGCTGGCCGAGCGCGCGCGCGGCATCGCCCAGGCGACGCTGGACATGAAGCTGGCCTATGGCCTGATCCGCCAGGAGCAGTACGACGCCCTGAAGGAAGCCTACGAGTTCTATGTTCCGCTCAAAGGCGACGGCGAGTTCGGCCCCAAGGTCAAGCGCGCCATGGGCCACGAGGAGCGCGAGGAACATATCCTGGAGAACATCGCGCGCGACTATGAGCAGGGCGTGGTGGTGGGCGAGAAGAACCTGGCCCGCCAGTCCCTCTTGCGCCTGGTGCTGGCCAATCCGGACAAGGAATTGTGGACGGTCGGTGTGCCGCCCAAGGGCCGCTACATCGCCGGCGTGGTCTACTCGGTCCAAAAGGACGGCAAGACCGAAGCCACCTTCACCTGGCAGGAGCAAGTATCGGCCTTCCTCGAAGCCAAGGGTGCCCAGGCTGCCGCCTACACGGTGGTCGACTCCAATGGCGAGCAGGTCAAGACTTTTACGAAGCCGCTGCAGGACAACGAGGTGGTGGTCTATGTGCAGGGCGACCCGATCCGCATGCAGTTCCATGACGAGGCGCTGGCCCAGCAGCTGCGCCCGCTCGATCAGCAGCGCATGGGCCCGATCCTGGAATTCATGCGCGGCATGAACCGCTACCTGTCCAAAATATACACCGGCTACAACCCATCCTTCATCATCAGGAACGCCGTGCGCGACGCCTGGACCGGCAGCCTGAACATGCTCGGCCATGAGGGTGCCGGCGTGGCGGCCAAAGCCTGGCTGAAATACCCGCAGGCCGTGGCGACCATGGGCAAGTGGGCCGCCACCGGCAAGGTTGAAGGCAAGATGGCGACGTACCTGAACGAGTACCGCATGCACGGCGGGAAAGTGGGCGCGTCCTGGATGAGCGACCTGGAGCAGCAGGGCAAGACGCTGGAGCGCCTGTATGACGACGCCTACGGCGCCGGCGCCTATCTGAAGGATGGCAAGACCGGCAAGGCGGCATTGATCGCCGGGCGCAAGATCGTGGGCGGCATGGCGCATGTGGTGGAAGTGGCCAACCAGGCGACCGAAAACGCGCTGCGCTTATCTCTGTTTGCCACGCTGCGCGAGCAGGGCGTCTCCCCGGCCAGGGCGGCGCAAGCGGCCAAGAGCGTGACAGTGGATTTTGACCGCAAGGGGAGCGCCACCGGCATGCTGGGCGCCGTGTACCTGTTCTTCAACCCGGCAGTCCAAGGCGCGGCCAACGCCATCAAGACGCTGGCGACCGGCAAGCACAAGCAGCAAGCCTGGGCGGCGGTCGGCGCCCTGGTGCTCTTGGGCCTGTGGGCGGCCGGCAAGGGGATGGACGACGACAAGGATCGCTGGCTTGGCGAAGGCTGGGATGTGCGCGCCAAAAACGTGCTCCTCAACATCGGCGGTCACCAATTGCGCCTGCCGATGAGCCAGGAATTCGCGCCGGCCTATGCGCTGGGCGTGGCCATGGCCGAAGCCAGCCGCGGCGAAAGCGCGATGCGCTCCAGCCTGCGGACGCTGTCGTCCTTCCTGGATGCCTACTTCCCGCTGCAAGGGCTGTACTCGGCAGACTCGGACAATCACGCGCTCGATGCGGCGCTGGCGATGACGCCGACGATCGTGAAGCCAGCGACCCAGATCGCGGTGAACCGCAACAATTTCGGCAGCCAGATTTACCCGGAAAACGAGTTCACCAAGAACCGGCCGGACAACCTGAAAATGTACCGCGGCACCAAGAACACGGCCTATGACGCGGCGGCGCAAGGGGTGGCTTCGCTGGGCCAGATGCTGGGATCAGGAAAATACGAGAACGACCTGTCCAAGGTCAGTCCGGAAACCCTGAAAATGCTATGGCGCCAGTACACGGGCGGCCTGGGCGTGTTCGTGACCGACGTGGCGGGCCTGGCCGGCATGGGCCTGTCCGACCCGGCCCAGGTGGAAACGGGCGATTGGCCGGTGCTGAAAGACTTCTGGCGCACCCAGGACGTGAAGCCGATCCGTGGCCGCTACTATGACCTGGCGCGCGAAGCCGAGTCGGCCATTACGGAATTCACCCAGGCCAAGAAGGCGGGCGACGGCGAGGCGATCGACAAGCTGATGGCTGACCCGGAGAAATCCGCGCTGGTGTCGCTGGGCCGGATGATCCGCGCCACCGCCAAGCATGCCGGCGCAGTGCGGGATGAGGAGGTCAACATCAACGCCGACACCAGCCTGAGCCCGAGCCAGAAGCGGGCCGAGTTGAAGAAACTGGAAGCCGACGAGGAGGCGATCTACCGCGGCGCGATCGAGAGCTTCAGGAAGTAGGGCGCCGGCGCCGGGCCGGGCGGGGCTGTTCGGCCTCATCCATGCGGCGCATGGCTTCCTGCATGCGGCGGAACTCGTTGATCTTGGCCTCGGCGGCGGCGGCCACCGTGTCGCGGATAAACGACGCTTTGGAGAAGATCATGCGGTTTTCAACCAGGAAATCGAGTTGCGCCATGACCGGCTCGGCAAATGGCACGTTGATAGCGACTTTGCGCGATGGATCGGCCGCCGTCCATGGCGCATCCGGGTCTGGGCGCTGCTTGGGACGGTGCTGGACAGGTGGGCGGCGCGGGGCGGTATTGGCCATAACGGGCTCCGGTGGATGTGAGCCTTTAGCATCGCACCAATCGAAATAGCACGGTTTGGGCAGGCTCAGTATCTGGCAGCATGCAAATAGCGGTATGAAAGTGTAACCATGAGCAGTAAAATCCGACCATCCGACGACCAACAACAAGGCCCCCTTATGAACGAGGAGCTGAGAAATGCCGGAGATTTAGCGCGCGATCCATCCAGTTATTCAACGCTCACCTATGCCTGGGTGCTGGTGTTGTCGCTGTGGGGAGGCATGGTGCGCATCCTCCGGGAAGTCAAGCTGGGCGGCAAATCATGGAAGCAGATTGTCGGCATCTTCTTTGCCGAACTGTGCGTCTCCGGGTTTGCCGGTTGCATGACCTTCTTCATCTTCGAGTCAGCCGGCGTCAAGCCGCTTTACACCGCCGTCTTCACAGGCATTGCCGGTTACATGGGTGGGCGAGCATTGA